CTCTCTTACTGGTTCACAAGCTTCCGTTGAGTTTACAAGCATACCTCAGACGTATAGAAGTTTAGTCGTAACTACTTTTAACCTAACTAATACATATTCAACTGGTGCGTATTTTTATTTAAACTCGGACACGACACTTACCAACTATAACTATAGTGCTTTGTATTCAGTAGGTACTGGAAGTGGAACTTCTACATACGGAAACACAACTATATCTCCAAACTTTATGGGTGGAAGTACAAGCCAACCAGGCTATGGAAGTTTTATGATTCAAGACTATACATCAACATCAAAATACAAAGTTTGGCGTGGTGTTGATGGAGCGATAGATGACGGTACTAGCCCTTACAACAACAATATTGGTGGCGTTTATAACTCAACAAATGCTATTACTGCTTTAAGGATGACAATAGTATCCAGCCGTACATGGTCTGCTGGGTCAAAGATAACACTATACGGAATTAAGTAAGGGATAACTATGCCTACGACAACATACGAACCAATACAGACGTACACTATTTCTGGAACATCAACAAATTATGTTGACTTTACATCAATTCCGTCTACATTTACTGAATTGAAAATAGTAGCAAGCATTGACTCTATAGGAGAAAATGATTTATGTATCCAATGCAATGGAGATACCACCAACTATGGGTATGGTGGTCTATCCGCTTATAGAACTTCATCAACTGATAACACTGTTGGATTTAAATCAACTTCTTATCAAGGTGCTTTAGTTGATTATTATGGAACTCCAACAGCAAGTGGACTTGGACAACATTTAGTTCATGTAAGCATTGCAGATTACACTGGAAGCCATTGGAAAATTTTTTATTCTAAATCCCATAACTTTAAAAGCACAGCAGTAAGCGGTGTTGACACAATGGTTTCTGTATGGAAAAGCAACTCGGCAATCACAAGCCTAAGAGTTATTCAAGCATCACCACTTAAATACTTTACCGCTGGAAGTAAGATAACTCTGTTCGGATTGAAGGTTGCATAATGGCAAATACTTTTGAAAAAATCCAAGCATACACAGTGGCAACCGCATCGGAATCAGAAGTTACCTTTTCTTCTATTCCACAAACTTTTGATGATTTAGTTATTCATGCTTCCGCAAGAACAACTAACTCTGGCGTTACTCAGATTTTGTATATGAAATTCAATAGCGATTCATCACTTACTACCAACAAGAATACTCATATTCTTTACGGCAATGGCGGTGGCGGTAACGCCCAATCTTCTTACCTTTCTGGGTGCTTTCTTGGTGATGCTAATGGAGGGAATAGCCCTACATACAATTTTAATAACTGTGAGGCATACCTTATGAATTACAGAAGCGCCGTCTCATACAAGATGATGTCAAGTGACAGCATTACAATGAACGGAAGCGGGAACAGTTACCTTGAGCAATCATCGTTAAGATACGAAAGCGGAGGTTCTGCAATTAGCAGCATCACCATTGCACTAGCAAGCAATTACCTTGCAATAGGAAGTTCATTTGCTTTATACGGAATCAAATACACATAACAACTAAGGAGATATGCCATGACAACAGAGACACCTACAGCAGTTGAGATTAACTGCGCTACTGGAGAAGTTACTGAACGCCCTCTTACAGCAGAAGAAATTTCACAGCGTGAAGCAGATGCAGTAGTAGAAGCTGCATATCGCGCTGAGCAAGAAGCAGTAGCAACAGCGAAAGCTGCAGCAAAAGCAGCAGCACATGAAAAGTTAGCAGCACTTGGTCTAAGTGCTGACGAAATCGCAGCACTCTAAGGAGAAATAAATGAACGCAAAAGTACAAGCAGCAGCATTATCTTGGTTCCGTGCAGCAGCAGCATCTGCTATCGCACTCTACCTTGCAGGTCAGACGGACATTAAGGTCTTGGCAACAGCAGCATTAACAGGATTCCTCGGTCCAGTCCTTAAGTGGCTCGACGGATCTTCAACAGACTTCGGACGCGGAGCAGAATAATGTCTACCAACGAATGGGCTGGCTTGGCTGTTGCCACTGCCACAATAGTTGCCAGCTTTGCTGGCTCAGTTCGTTGGTTAGTAAAGCACTACCTCACAGAATTGAAACCAAATTCAGGCAGCTCGATGCGTGACTCAATCGATAGGTTGGAACGTCGCGTTGACAGCCTGTATGAATTAGTAGCTGGAAAGAGTAATGAGTGACAACTGTAGCCAAGAAAGCCACACCTGCTGCTCTTGCTGTGCTTCGTCAAGCGACGGCACTGCAACCAAAGCGGAAGAAAGCAAGCGATGGTCTTCTACCATCTGCTGCTCATGTGAAGCAAAGTCCGAATTCGGATCACAATACTGGGCTAGCAGTAGACCTTACCCATGATCCAGACAATGGTATTGACTGTGCTGAAATCTTTGAGAAACTTAAAGAGGATAAGCGTGTTTCTTATCTTATCTTCCAAAGTAAGATTTGGTCTAAGCAACATTCGAAGCAAGGAAACAGACGGTACACTGGGTCTAATCCTCATAACAAGCATCTACATATTTCTATTGTTGCCTCTGGTGCTACCGATACTTCACCGTGGTTTTGGTGGATGAATCAACCAAAGATTGTTAATCAAATTAAAGCAGCAGTTACTGCTATTCCAATAAAGAAAGCATACCCAGCAGAAGATACATCTAAATGCTGTCAGCACTGTCCGTCTAAGAAGTAGGGGTAAATCGTGGCAACGACCAACAANTATCTTAAAGGCGATCTGCCTATTGCTATCAGCACCAACGTACCTACAGCGTTGGTTCGCTATAGCAGAGAAGACTTTGCTGCAAGCTACGCCATTGGTAATACACCTTGGCTATCGGCTGCATCTGATAACAACCGCATTAGTCGTATCACTACGACATACCAGAAGGAACGTATTGACCAGAGCTCAACTACTGGTGAACAGTCACTGACTAACTGGTGGTTACGTTCTGCTACATCATGGCATCATGGTGCGGGCGAGGAATACTACGACGCTGATAACAGCGATCTATATCGCTACTATGAATCAAACAATATTAACCCATGGGTTCTTGGTCAGCTTACGCTTCTACCAGCAACAGTAAACGTATCTAACTCAGCTGCTGCTTACCAACCAACTACCGTTAACGGTGGCACATTCTTTATTCAAAGTGGCACACTTAAATTTTACAATGAATCAACACAGGCAATCTCATCTATTACTTTAACTGGTAGTGCTACACCATACAAGTTAACAACAGATGGTGCTTATTGTATTGTCGCTGCAAGCGACGGTATCTATGATGTTACTACTGCTGGTGCTGTCCGTAAGTTATGGAATCAACCTACATATGTAGCAGCCACATGGGTTCCTCAAGTAATTGCATATGTTAAAGAACGTATCATTGTTGCAGCTTTAGAAGGTACTGTTGAGGTTGGTGTATATGAAATCAGCCGTGCATACACAACACCAACGCCACGTATCAACGCTAGCGATGAGCGATGGGAAACAAGTAACACAAGCACAGTAGTTAACTCAGTATCAGAGCTACCTGGATCAGTACTTGTTGGTTATACACAAGGTGCTGTCTCACGTGTGCAGATGTATACCATTAACCCAACATCACCTACTGCTGCAATCGTTGGACCAACGATCATTGCAGAACTACCACGTGGTGAAACATTAAACCAAATACGTTCATACCTTAATGAGTATGTCATCCTTGCTACATCAAAAGGATTGCGTGTAGGAACTGTTGGAACAGATGGTCAATCATTTACTTATGGTCCACTCAATGTTGAAGGAGCAGTAAGCGATATCGCATTAGATGAAACTTATGTTTATGGAACTAGATCAACACTTGTCTCTGGTTCTGCTGGACTATGGCGTCTTGACTTAGGTCAAGTAATTGAGAATGGTTATGCATACGCACCAGATCTAGTAACAGATAGCAACGCTCCTACTGGAGTTGCGTTTGTTGGAACTTCAGGATTGAAGTTCATGACATCAGCAACTGGTATATGGGTAGAACATGCAACTAATCTTGCTGCATCTGGTTACCTTAAGTCTGGTCTTATTCGTTGGGGAACTGGCGAGAAGAAGCAACCAGTATCTTTAAGTATTAAGTCAGATCCAGATTCAGGTGGCACACTTGGATTTAACCTAGATGATAACAACGAACAGCTTGTAACAACAGGAACAATTCCATTTGGTCCTAATACTGAATCAACTCTTGCAAGTTATGTATCACCTGCTGACGTATTCCAACTTACATTTAACTTTGCACGTGATGCATCTGATGCAACACTAGGACCTATATTAAATGAATGGCAGATCCGTGCATTACCTGCACCATTGCGTTCACGTACTATTACAGTTCCATTACTTTGTTATGAAGAAGAGAGGGATCCAAATGGAAACACACGAATCTCAAACCCATGGGAACGAATCCAATACCTTGAGTCTATTGAGCAGAATGGTGGAGCAGTCCTCTACCAAGACTTCACATCTGGGGAAGAACGCATTTGCGTCATCCGCGCTTTACAATTTGAGCAGACTGCCCCACCCACTTTTGCATCTGGGTTCGGCGGGATTGTTACCCTCCAACTACAGACAATCGACACAGAAGAAGTAGTTGTTTGATAGAAAAATATTTACCACTAGTACAACCAGAAGAAAGATCGCCATTGGTCACACAAGTTCGTGTGGCTCTTAATGTTGCTGGAGATGATCTGCTTGATGCTCCCCTACAGGAAATGTTAAAAGGGTTGCAGCGTCGCTTGGACATCCCAGTAGTCGGGTGCATCAATATAGCCACGCTGGATGCGCTCGCAGTTGCTCCACCAGAATGGTAGGGCTAGAAAGAGAGGGGGACTTAATTGTCCCCCTCTTTTTTTATTTATATAATCTTTCTTAACCAGAGCTGAGAGTTATCTTCTATCTTCTCTACCTTGCCAACAAGCAAATGACACAGTGCGTCAATGGCATACCCTGGATCATAGAACTCACCTTTACCTAAACTCCATGTGTAATCATCAAAGGCAAGGATGCCTCCCACCTTGAGTTTGTCATACGCATTTGATCCATCACGCAGCACAGCAAACGCAGTGTGGTCACCGTCTACATAGATGAAGTCAAAGATTTGTTCATTACCTATACCAGCAAAGTATCTATCGCTGGTCATCTGCATTACAACTACTTGCTGGTTAAAGATAGCTGTTGCATTTTTATCTGTGTATGTTTTGTATACATCTTTCCAATCCATATTGTGGTGGACTGCTTCATCAGATCCTTCCCATGTATCTACATCTACAAGGAATGAATGCGGTTGCTTGAGGATGTTGTCAACCATCCACTTAGTTGCATCACCTGTATAAGCACCAATCTGGAGGCATTTAATCTCTTTGTCTGCCAGAGGCAGAAGGTTCTTCTCGAAGTTTCTTCATTGCATCTGTTGATTCAAACCAGTTTGGNTATGTCATAACTTCCTATTCTTTTCATCGGCTCGCCCTATGGCGAGCCTTTCCCGCCCACCACCCCTCTACCCTATCACTTATTGGTAAAAAAGAAAGGCGTGTCGTTACCAAGTAATCTTGGTCACGACTGGTATTATTCTGGTATGAATGAACTTCCTCCTCATAGATCCTTTAGCCAGCTATCTACTTGGCAATCATGCCCTCAGAAATATTATCTGAGTAAGGTAGCCATGGTTCCTGAAAAACCTGCAGTGTACCTTGCTGCTGGTTCCGCCGTCCATTCAATGTTGGAGTGGTTAAACCATGAGCTCTACCGACAGCAACCCACAGGGGATTGACCAACGTGGCGTACCAAGCAATGAGTGTATCAATTGCGGAAGTAACGTCCAAGTTATCAGAGCAGTATTCTCGGACTACGAGCTGGTCATGTGGTTCTTGGATTCTTTTTGCGCCAACTGTGGCTCACCAATGACAGCACCAACCCCAGTAGATCACCCAGAATGGAACCCCGATGACTATCGATTTGACAACTAAGTGGGCAGAAGTATTTAATGATGCCGTTCTGGAGACAGAACAAAAGACTGGCATTCCCTCGACAGAGTGGAAGACAGCAGGACGCAAGACCACCTTGCGTCCTGATGGGGAAGATCTGCCTTTTTGGCAGAGCGATGGACTCAAGCAGGTTGAGGCGTACTATAACTGGTACAAACAATCTGGTTGGCAGATTGCTACTATGCCTGATGGGCGTCCTGGAATCGAATGGGCTGCTGATGTACACTTCGGGGGTACACCAGTACGCATGGTTGTTGATGCGATTTACAAGGTAGGGGAAGACCTTGTTATCGTTGACTACAAGACAGGTTCTAGGACGCCCTTCGGTGCTATTCAGGCTGGTCTTTACGCCTCTGGTATAGAACGTAGTTATGGCATCCGCCCTAAGTGGGGAGCCTTCTTCATGACTCGCAAAGGCGAGCTCGATGAACTCATTGACTTGTCACATTTGACAATGGAATATTTTGATTATGTATTTGGAGCGATGAACGCTTCCGTCTGGGATGGCTGGTTCCCGCCATCAGTTGGTGACTCCTGCAGGATGTGCAGTTTTACGGCACAATGTCCTGCAATGGGAGGAAAAGATTTCCCATTACAAATCCAGGGAAAAGGAAAAGGAGATGAACTAGATGACTGAATCTATGTTCTCGTATACAGGCAAGTTGAACTCAACTGACCTATTCACCGTCCGAGGTAATAGCGTTAGTGAGTTTCGTGCCAACCTAACTGCTGCAGTTGAAGCAATCGCTGAAGCTGCTGCACTACAGCAATCACTTAACAATCGCTCAGGCGGTACAAGTGGTAATGCTTACACACCTAATGCAGATGCAGCAGTGCAGTTGCTAAAGGATGCTGGACTCAATCCAACTCCAGTTGCTACTGGCACAACACCACAAGCAATTGAAGTAATCATGGATCGCTACGGTAATGAATGGACATATGGACATCCAGATGCACCAGCACTACCAGACGGTCGTGGTAAGTACGCAAAGAAGAAGGGTACTTCCAAGGCTGGCAAGGCTTACGTTGGTTGGTTTGACCCAGCCAAGGGACCGAAGCCTTTTACTCCAGGTGCAACTGAAGCAGAAACTATCTGGGCTAAGTAACCATGCGTTCACTGTTGCAAGTAGTGGGGGTTGAATCTCCTGCTGGACATATGCTCCCAGAGATTCTGCCTCAACTTACTGGTTCACAAGTTGTGTTTCGTCAAGCGCAGTTGCACTTGATAGCAGCACAACCTGGTGGTGGTAAGACACTACTTGCACTGTGGTACGCAATTCAATCTAAGATTCCGTCACTCTACTTCTCGGCTGACTCTGACTCCCGAACAATAGCCACTCGTGCAGGGGCAATCCTTATGGAGAAAGAAGTCGCACAGGTTGAGAAGATGATGGACTCTGATGCATCAGTCCTTTTGGAAGATGCACTCGCTGATGGTGCAGGGCATGTTCGATTCAACTTTGATCCGTCGCCTTCGTTGCAAGACATCGAAGAAGAAATAGAAGCTTGGATAGAACTGCACGGCTCTGCACCACAAGCAATCTTTGTAGACAACTTAATGAATGTCGCTTCAACAAGCGACAATGAATGGACTGCATTGCGTGATGCAATGTCAGCATTCCACTACATGGCTCGTGAATACGAGTCAGCATTCATTGTTCTGCACCATGTATCCGAGAACGAGAAGATGTCCAAGCCTAACTATCCTGCTCCACGTAAAGCATTAATGGGTAAAGTTGCAGCGTTACCAGAGTTGGTTCTTAGTGTTGCACTAGACGGACAAGCAAACGCTTATCGCGTTGCTGTAGTGAAGAACCGACATGGTAAGGCTGACCCAACAGCAGAGAGTTACATCTCGTTGTCAGCGGAGGCAAGCCACATGACTTTGTATAACTCACCTGCCGAGTTAGCAAGAGCAAGGACAATGAGACAATGGCAGTAGATATTGAATTAACCCTAGATGAGATCTTGGACGCACTTCGTTTCGTCCACCTAGTGAGAGAAAATAAAAAACAATATGAAGTCACCGATAAAAAGTTTGACAAAAACAATTCGTCGTATTCGGTTAATCTTATGGGTCAGCTGGGTGAGATGGCGTGTGGCAAAGGACTTGGGCTACAAGTGGACAGAACGATTTCGCCGAGCGGTGACAACGGACACGACTTATCTACACCACTGGGAAAAAATATACAAGTCAAAACTTCCACGCTCCCGCAATTAATATTTAATGCACCAGAATTATTTGTATCTGACATCGCAGTGTTGGTGCAATTCTTTGGTGACAAACAACTACCTCATGTCGACAGCAAGTTTACTCTAGTTGGTTATGTGACACGTGAAAGATTTCTTGCGGAACATTACAAACATGACTATGGTTACGGCATTCGGTTAGTGATGGATGCTAATCAACTACAACCAATAGAGGAGCTCATCGATGGAATATCCAAACTTCAGCCAAGCTCGTTGCAGGGAAGTGGGTACTGAGTTCTTCTTCACAGAAGAAGATAACGAACGAGATACATCAATCTATTCGCTTGGCAAAACAATTTGTTCTGGATGTTTCGTAAGACAACAATGCTTAGAGTGGGCAGTAAGACATGAAGCTCACGGATTATGGGGTGGTATGACACCGAGAGAACGTATGATTATTCGAAGGAACAGAAACATTATTCTCGAGCAGATACTGGTGACTGATTATGTCGACACCAAGTAAACGTAAAGGTTCACAATACGAACGAGACGTAGCCAAGTGGCTAGTCTCGTATGGTTTTCCATGCGCTGAACGTGCGTATGGTGCAGGTCGTCACGACGATGTTGGTGACATTGATGGCATCGATGGCGTAGTGATAGAATGTAAGAACGAAAAGAAGATCACTCTCAGTGGCTATCTTCAGGAGTTGTCAGACGAGATGACTCATGCTGATGCTGAGACTGGCGTGGTGCTAATAAAAAAGCGTGGCACTACAAATGTCTCAGAGTCATACGCGGTAATGCCCGCATGGCTCTGGGCTGATCTGCTAAAACAGGCAGGTTACAATGGACATAGGTAACACAGTGACAGTGCGTTACCAACTGAAAAGAGGTAACTATGCGGTTGATCGCAATAACCGTACTAACAACGTTGATATCACTATCAACGCCAGCAACAGCAATCTCACCGAAGATGACTTTGGAAAAGCGTATGATAACGCTCGACAAAGAATCAGCGATAGAGCTTGCGATAAGCACAGTAACAACGGACAAACGAGAAGCATCTTGTGCGAAGAAGATCGCGTACAAGGAGAGCCGTTACAACGTGGACTCGTTCAACAAATCGAGCGGAGCACGTGGAGCGTGGCAATTACTATGGGGAAAACCCGAGTGGTCACTACTCAAACAAACATCAGAAGCACACAAGTATGTGCTTCATCGTTACGGAACTTGGTGCGAGGCACACAAGTTCCATCAAGAAAGGAATTGGTATTAAGTGAACCAGCCTGAGTTCTTAGAAGCAGTCTTCAATCATTATGGATTGGACTTACCGCAAGGTGAGAAGTCAATTCTCTGTCCAGTACATGATGACTCTCGTAAGTCTGCTTCGGTGAACTCAGACAAGGGCGTCTGGGTATGCTATGCATGTAGTGCTGGTGGTTCTGGTATACAGATCATCATGGCTCGTGAGAACTTAGCATACCCAGAAGCTCGGTCATGGGCTGAGAAAAATATTGGCAAAGAATCTTCTACTCCGATTGTTCACAATCGTCGCAGTAAGAAGAGTGGGCGGTGGACACCACCAAGGTTGAGGTCTAGATGACAACGATCATTGGTATCCAACAAGATAACGGCTGCATTCTTGCAGCTGATTCACGTACCACTGCAATGAATAGACCGTACTCACATCCAATTGTTACTAAGATTAGTAAGCGGGGTAAGTGGTTAATTGCTGGTGCTGGGGATGTGCAACCATGTGATGTGATACAACATGTGTGGAAACCACCTGCAATCCCAGCTAACATCAAAGACATGTATCACTTTATGATTACAACTGTAGCCCCAAGCATTAGAGAATGTATCAAGGAGTCTGGCTATGTACCAGACAAAGATGATGCAGATGCAGGCTTCGAGTTTATACTTGCAATCAATGGAACCATCTACCAAGTAGATGATTCTTATTCTGTTTACTTACGTGACGATGGGCTGTATGGCGTAGGATCAGGGTCAAGCTTTGCACTTGGTGCATTAGCAGGTGGCGCAACATGGAAACAAGCAATGCAGATTGCTGCTCGCAATGATGTATATACTGCACCTCCATTCATTACACACAGGCAGGAGAAACCATGAAGACTAACCCCAAGCTCATAGATCTCTGGACTAAAGCAGCACACCAATACCATGAAAGCCTTGCTGGTTCACCAGCAGAGGCTTACCTAACACAGCGTGGCATCCTTGATGGAGCCGAAAAATTTTTACTGGGATATGTAGCCGAGGTTGCACCTGGTCATGAGGACAGACTTCGACATCACCTATCCATCCCCTATATAACAGAGGCTGGTGTAGTTGGGTTTAAGTTCCGTCGTATTGACGGCGGTGATCCTAAGTACATGATACCTACAGGACAGAAGCACCACCTGTATAACGTCGATGCAATACTTCATGCAGTCAATCAAGTGCTAGTAGTAGAGGGAGAAATAGATGCGATTAGTGCGACTCTTGCTGGGTTCCCTGCTGTTGCCGTTGCTGGCGTTAATGCTTGGAAGCCTTATTTTAGTAGGTGTTTTGATGGTATTGGCACTGTCATAATTTGTACAGACAATGATGCTAAAGAGGATGGCTCTAATCCAGGGCAGGAACTTGCTCGTCGTTTACAGGATGCCATACCCCAAGCTGTCCGCGTGTCGTTACCGCCTGATAGCGATGTTAATAGTATAATTGTAGACCAAGGAGCGCAAGCATTAGCTGATTTAGTTAATGCAATTAACAACTGAAAGGTGCTCCGTTGGCGACGAACAAATTAACCATCGATAATTTCCAAGAAGATGCTCAGGAAATTTACGATCAGCTTCTGTCTATCTTGGTTATGAAGCAAATCGATTACGGTCCACTAAACATTTGGAATGCACCTGGCGGTGCGACCAATGGGTTGATGGTTCGTATGTCTGACAAACTTGAACGACTAAAGAATCTTATATACAACTCCATTGAACCTAACAATGAAGCTCTCGAAGATAGCTTCATTGACATTGCCAACTACGCAATCATTGCGCTGATGGTAGAGCGAGGTATCTGGGAGAAGTATGCCACGCAACAGAAATAAAACATACAAAGAGCAGCGAGTATCACGCATCCGTAGTTACGGTATTAGCGTAGAAGAATACGAATCCATGCTTGAATCTCAAGGTGGTGGCTGCTATATCTGTGGTGCTAGTCCATCTGTTCGTGCGTTAGATATAGACCACGATCACCGCACTGGTAAGGTGCGTGGCTTGCTCTGCTCTAATCATAACCGAGCGTTAGGTTTACTCGGCGATGATCCCGACCTGCTACTTGCAGCGCACACTTACTTGGTTAGGCAGTATGTCTGACTTAACTAAAGACCATCCAGTGTGGCAAGAGATCAACGAGATAACTTCAGGTATCGCCTACCATTTGTCCAAGCGGTATCACCGCTACGTTGAGCTCGAAGATATACGTCAGGCTATGAATGAGTACGCTTGGAAACGCAAAGATAAAGTATCTGAGTACCTCATACGTGAAGATGTAATCGAGAAGAAGCAGGGATACAAAGCGTTCTCTACGTTCATACGTAGGGCAGGCGAGCGATACGCTCGCAAGGAAAAGGCTAAGGCTTTGGGTTATGAACTCGGTGATGAATACTTCTATCGCCTTGAGTTGATTGAGAATCTTATTAAGGTTGCTGGTACTGATGAGTCATACTTGGCTAACCAAGTATTTGATCCAGATATACATGGCGTAAGAGTAAAGAAGCTTGCCAATGAGGGCAACAATTTGGCAGCAATGATTGCTGATGTAGATAGAGCAATGAAGAAACTTGATCCACGTATGCAAGGAATCCTCACCTCTCGGTTCGTCAACGACCAGCCACTTGCAGAAATCGCAGAAGCTTGGGACATCTCACCTCAACGAGTTGAACAACTGATTGCTAAGGGAGTTAAAGAGATAGCAGATAAGCTGGGGGGAGCAACACCTTACTAATGAGATACGACTATGAATGTCCAGGTGATGGACAAGTAATCACCATTGAACGTGGCATGACAGAAGAAGAACAAGAGTACGACTGTCCTGTATGCGGTAGCACATTACGTAGAATATACAATGCACCACCAATTAAATTCACAGGGACAGGATGGGGAGGCAACCATGCACAAGGCTAAAGAAAAGATCATGCTTACTTGGTGTGATAACGGAATGGTAGATGGAAAGTTTGCGGAGGGTCTGGTCTATACAATTCTGACCAGTGGTTTGCCCATCCTTGGAGCGCAGCGTGTACAAGGAAATCAGATTGGACGCCAGCGTCAGACAGCTTTTGATACATGGTGGAACTCAGACTTCGATTGGATCTTGTGGATTGATAGCGACATTCACATGACTAATGATGCGCTGAGAAAGGTTTGGGATGTGGCTGATGCTAAGGAAAGACCTGCTGTTAGTGGAACTTACTTCATCTCGAAAGAGAATGAGCAGGCTTTGATGGCTCCATACCCATGCCTATTCATGGCACACCCAGAAGATAGACACACGATGTCATACATACATCCGCTTGAACCTAATGCCATAGTCAAGTGTGACTATGCTGGCTATGGATTCTTCTTGATGCATAGGTCTGCTGCTAAGAAGATGAAAGAGTTTCATGGTGATGAGCAGCCATTCTTTGTTGAGCATTCATCTGGTGGTAGCGATGCTCAGTATGTATCGGAAGACATCCAGTTCTTCATGCTAATGAAGCAAGCTGGTGTCCCACTTCATGCACATACTGGTGCGACAGTCAAGCACATGAAGAGATTCTCTTATGATTACGATTACTATAAGTTGTTTTGGATCACGCACTTGGTCGCGGACGAGACAGAAAAAAAGGCGGAGGCTCCCGCCCCCGCCCTTGATTCTGAACCTACTGCCGAGTGATGTCTGAGAAGAACTCACGACGTGCTTCATCAGCACGTCGACATCTCTGATACATCTCTTGCTCACCTTGGTGGTAACCAAAGTGTCGACCAACATAATACATACTCATGCCTGCAAGTATCTGCATGAGTAAAGTAAATCCGTTGTAAAACATTACTTAGCTCCTATTCGTTTGAGTAAATCATCTGGATGTTCGAGCCTTGCTATTGCACCTTTACCACCACCAGCATCTGGTGAGGCTAGGTTAGGAAAGAACTTCTCTGCTTGTAAGCGGGTACTGAACTCCCCCCATGCCTGCAAGGGAGCCCAGTCCGCTAACTTTGCTACGACAATAAACGATTCTCGCTTGAGCCTAGAGTTATCTAGTGCCTCAATGATTTCAATCGCTAGTTCCGCAGCATCTTCGGAGTTCTCAGCGTCTGGATCTAGTAGCTTTGCTACTAGTTTTATTTCTGTTGGGCGTGGTTTGCCCATCAGTATTCCTTCATGCACTGCACATACTTCTGATGCCAAGCCAGTGCTTCTCGCGCTTCACGTTCTGTTCTGCGTTCTATCTCTGCATTGCAGTATGAACAGATAAGACACACGCTTGCTAGGTAAATCATGCTTCCTCCTTTACTTTCCATTCCTTGTAGTACGGCTCGCATACATCACCGTCTATCTCGTTGTAATGCATGTGAGCACCGAACATGAACACGCATTCATCGCGGTCATCCCCGATTCCATACGAGTCATGGTATCCACAGTACCATGTCCAGCCCGCGATGGGGGTAATTTTCATACCCCCAACGCGAACTCCAATCGTATCTTTGTTGATTAGTTTACCCATTAGATTCCTCCTCTGGTATAGGTGCATCCAGAATGATGTCAACCATGACATCATCTGCTTCCTTGTGTAGCTCAGGCTCGATCACACTTGGGTCATCCATCTTTTGTGCATAGATGTGTAGGTAATCGAGTGCCTTCTGTATGTACTGAGCCAGCCTCGTCGAGATGTGAGGCTGGATGTATAGGTCTTGCTTATCCATTTAGATTCCCTTCGTTAGTAGGGTAAGAGCTTTGCTCTTGATGCGGTCAGCCGAACCGTTGATGACACGCTCGGCTCGTGTTTCTTCTGACTTGTGGCTGTAGTGGTCAGCGTATTCCACGATTGCTTGGAACGCACCGAACGCTGTGCCGTACAGTTCTTCTTGAGTACCAGTCTCACCCATGTAGATACCTTTGGCTGACTGACGTGCAGTTATTGCTGAGTTGAACTGTCGCTTCTGCCCTGTTGTGAGCATGGCGTATGGTGATTGTTCAATCACAGATGGTAGTGACCACATCTTCTTGAAGATGTTATCCACCTCTGTGTCTGTGAGTTTCTCGTTGATGAGTTTGTTACCTACGGTTTCGTAGAACTCGATGCCTGTGTATGTGACTGGGATAATCTTGCGGATGTCCTCAATCTTGAACTCGGCATTGGTTGTGTGCTTGAGTGTATAGGTCGCTGACTTAGAGAAGATGCCAGCGATCTGATTGGTGCAGCGTAAACGTGTAACACTTGGTGCAATCTGCAGTGCAGTTGAACCATCATGTGAAGTTCGTGCTACTAGATAAGCCTTGTGCTCATCGTTGCCAATCGTTACACCTTTAGGTAGCTCGAGCACCATGTATACCTGTGCTCCGCCTTTGACTTCACCAGCGAATGCATAACGTGCATCCCCTGAATCCACCAGTGCATCCAGTGCTGAGAACATCTCAGCATTCTGGAATACTTTGTAACGTCCACCGACTGTACCTAGTACAGACTGTGTGTTGTCTTCATTGGTACGGATAGTTGCGAAAGTGTTAGGCACTTCGAGTTGGCTAACACCTGTGTCTGATACAGCCAACGCTTGTACGTCGGCTAGTGATACGTGCCAGTCAAGACCAGCCTGTGTTGCTGCATCTCTTGCAGATGTAGCGGATACTTGCTCACCGATAATGCTGTATGCATTACGGCGTGAACGGATTGTTAGTTGTGACATGGTACTTCCTTTCGTGTTGGGTTGTAGGTGAGGGTATCAGATACGGTTGTTGAAATCAACAACTGCTTCTGAGAGTTGGTCGTGATAGTGACCCTGATGGCAGATGATTCCCTCTGCTTCGGGGCGGATGAACCACGTGACGTATGGGTCAACCGTACGTCTGTATGGCTCGGCTGTTTGCATGTCCTCGACCCATAGGCAGAGGGCAATGTAGCCAGATGAATCCCATGCTGGCTTGAGGTCGATGATGATCGCGCCATTCCTGACGCGATCACCTAGCTTGGGTACTTCGTGCATTAGTTCACCTTTCGTTGTAGGTATCCAACTCGGGATGTGTCAATGGCACATTCGGTTGGGTCATCTTCATGGTCGAAGCGTGGGTCTTCACAGATACCAATCTCTTCGGCTATCTCACGTGCTGCATCCTCATCCTTGGCTCGGATTTCGAACGTCGCATCTATTGTGTAGGTAATCTGCACCTCGTATAACTTCTCGAACACGAGGCGGTTAGTGAATACGTTGCTGAGTATGTCGTCGAGTTCATGCATAGGCATCTCGCCGTCCTCGTCGAAGTCATTCTCTTCAATGTAATCGTTCAACTTGGTGAACAGTCTGCTCACCTTACGTCGGTGCTCGTCAATCATTGAGCGTGAGTTGGTGAGGTCAATCGTTAGTGCTTCAATGCGCTTCTCGAGTGCAGCATTCTGCTCCTTGAGGTACACAATTTGTTGCTGGTCTGGCGTTACTACTGGTGCTTCTGTTTCCATGGTGTTGCTCCTTTCGGTTGGTTGGTTATCTATATGCACAGCTAAAGCTGTGCTATCTTGACAGGCACATCCCTCGCTGGTGTATGGCACGTTCTTTCCGCAATCATCGCACCACTTCTCATCTTCTTTCGTCTGGCATTTACAACCACAACAAGGGCAACCACAATCATTATGATTGGACTCACCGCATTCATTGCATGACCAGTTCGAGCACTTGCATTCTTCACACATGATAGGCATTACTCTTCCTCCTCATCTTCGGTTGTGTCCTTTACTAACTTGTTATCCTTGAGGTACTCAAGGACTAGTTCATCTATGGTTTCGTAATCCAATCCATAGAAGTGGTCACCCATGTTCACGCTCCAATGATCCGCAACCATGCGGTCGAATGCTTCTTCACGTGTGGATGTGAGCACTATGTCCCATTCATCTGGCTGTTTGTAGTACGTCTCGAGAGTTTGCCAGATGGCAAGGTCCATCATGCCTGGGCGGTGCGTTGCTTCTCGGTACTGGTCAAGTAAGAAACTTACTTGTTCGATACGGAATGATGCGTTCATTTGTTCCTCATTTCTTGGTTGAACTGAATCGGATGTCGGCTTTGCCGTAGACACAGAGCCCGCAGCTGACGCAGGCTGAGCCACTCGTTGAGATGAGTGGGATTTGCTTGGTTAGTGCAGGACATTTCGCACCTACCTTGCCAGTGATACGTACCATTTCATCCTCCGCATCTTGGAATGTGGTGGATAGGTACGCTAGTTTCGTATCTGTTTCATTGCGAACTTGTTCGGCAATGTGTTTGTTCTCGTCATCTGTACTGTAGTACAGCGAGAGATTGTCAAGTCCCGATAGGGAATAAGCAGCAGACTTGACACGTGTATAGCACCAGAACTGTACGTCCTCGTGCATCATGATTACTTTCTGCCATGCATACTCGTAAGTTGTATTGAAGAAGTCGCCGTCCCAGTGGATGCGGAATAACTTCGGGGCATTCCGTCTCTCACAATCCCTGATGAAATCAGTAATCATGTCATCAAGTAAGTCAACCATTTGGTTGATGTCTGCGTCCTTCAATAGTTGCCAGTTGTGAACGAGAACTTCTCGCACTCCCTTGTATACACGCTCGAGCTTGCCTGCATAACACACTTTCTCACAGATGCTGGTTGCACTGGGACATGAGTATGCCTTGCCTGCTGGTAAGCCGAAGGTGTTAGCGATTGCAGATGTCTTGCCACTTGGCGAGACTAGGTTGGTAACCTTGCGGTCATTGCTTCTGATTAGCGATAGCATGTTTCTCCTTTCGGTTTGGTTGGCTATTTCAAGAGCATAGATTCTCTATGCTATAAAGAACACACGTCACTCGTGATCGTAATCGCACCATGGTTCGAGGTGATGTGCTTCCACTATGGTGTAGGCGGGAGCCGTAGGATAGCCCCGCCATGTGACACCTTTCGGCAGGTTGATTTGCTTNTGNGTTANCGCCTTCNGATACNGCATAGATNGCCTCGANNCATGGNTCNACCATGCTNAGNGGNACAGGCGGATAGTGATTTGATTGCAGTTGTATTGCT